AAATAAAGATGCACCTGAATTACAAATCAATGATGCAGTAATACCACTAATTGCAAGGTTGTTAGATGATCTATTAAGTGCAGAGAAGAAGCTATTTGTACTCAACAAATGGAAGACCACTGAATTAGTAAACAAATTCAAATCTAACTCAATAAAAATAAAACCAGAATCACTATGGGATGCCATAAAGAATAAATGTGCAGCAGAGTATATTGAATTGAAAATAAAAGACATATTGAAAATCAATGAGCAGTACGATGAAATGAATCCATTACAGGATTTTTAAAGAGGGCCCACCTCAAAAATATTGCGTACGAAGAAAAATACCGGCGCAAACTATACGAGGGATTAACACTAACTAATAATCTTATAAAGCATGCTTCAGCACCACTAATAGAAAATGGAAGGCATCCTCACACTGACTATAATGGCTTGCAACGAATCAAGATAAAAATTATTGACCCACAACTTCGCAAAGATATTGGTACAACCTATGACCACTTTAATCAACTTGACCTAAGGAAAATTCACTGCCAATGTCCACATAAAGATAAATTTGAGAAGATATTTGAAACAGAACTGGAAGATAATGATGAGGCTATGTGTTGGACAGCATGTAGACATACAACATTGGCAGCAGCAAAACGGCAAATGAAAGGGGCACCAACCCCAGATGAAAATGTAGCTAATGACTTCATTGAACACTCTATGCAAATTATAGACAAAGAAATAGGTCAAGAACTCTCGCAATTTTCATATTCTGTCAAAGACTGGTATCACCACCTAAGTATGCGTAAAAAGAAGTTAATAAAACCTGCCATGAAGTTTTACAAATGTGATACCCATGAACTATCAAAATTGGAACTTAAACAACTACTTAATAACAAATACACTGGAATACTCAAGGAAGAGCTACAGAAAACTGATGGAAAACCCAGGAATGTATGTGCAATACCCCAAAGAACAAAATACATAATGGGACCAGTGACATGGGCATTAGAAGACATGTGCACACAAGCTTAATGCATACTGTGGTAATAAAAACTTAAGTCAAATGGAGAAAATGATAAATAATTATCTCAAGGATGGATTTACAAAAGTGGTTGAAGGAGACGGATCTGCTTTTGATAACACTCAAGATGTTTCACTCAAAGAATTAGATCGTCGTATATATCGAAAGATAGCAGATAAGGTATATCACGTACCCAAAATGGATTTCATACACACGGCAACAGCATTGACCAAAACCATGCAAATTGAGGAAATCAAAAATGGGCG